TGTTCATACACTTGCTGTACCCGCAATAGCACCTGGTGCTACACCAGCATCTACATCGGCAGCAGCGAACATTGCAGCATCAATTTTGTTACCAGCAGCACGACCTAAATCAGCGATGATAGCGTTTTGTGCGCCCATTCCGTTTTGCAATAAAAGTTGCTTAGAAATATCAACATAAGAACATAATCTCATTGGAGTTAAATCTAATTTTCCAAACACAACACCACCATCTCCAGCAGCCTCGATTTCAGTTCCCCAACCTACAGTTTGTTTTCCTGTAATTGGTAAACGAGTATCAGCAGAAAGTCCTGTAAGGATATTTGCACCTACTTGATTGAATACAGAAGCCTCACGTAAAGCCTCTTGGTAACCTAATACTGCTGTTGGAGCAATAGCTGAAGCAGTTTGTGTTACATCAGCACGTTGCTCTAGTAAACGAGAAGGAATACCTAATCCGTTGATTGTACGCCCAGCCGCTCTAGCTTCTGCTACAGCTTCATCGTGTAATTCTTTTTCAACACCATCTAATGTGTTGTTCATAAAACCTGATAAGGCTTTAAATAATGAATAGCCTCTTACTTCAGATGACTTATCTTTGTTTTCCATAATTTCTACTTTAGGGGTTTTTGTTGCGATTTCCGCATTTAAAGACTCTTGGCGTTCAACCGTTTCGATGTCTTTTTTTAATTTGTCGATAAGATTCATTTTCTCATCGTAAGAAGATTGTTCATCTTCAGTAAAGTCACGAGCCTCAGTTTTACAAGCCTCTAACATAACATTAGCTTCTTGAATTAAACCAGCACGTTCTTGACGTAATTCTACAGAGTTTTCCATCTTTAAAATTTGCTTTTTAATTTTAATTCGTTTTGTAATTGATTGATTTTCCTAAGTGTTTCTTCACTATCGCTATTAATTTTAGCCTCTAATTCTTTAGCATCTACTTTAATTTGCTCTAAAGAACGTAAAGCTACATCAGTATTAGCGTAAGCACCAACACCAACAATAGAAACATCAAACAATCTTCCGATTTTAGTTATGTTTCTTTTATACACATCACCATCTTCCTTCCATTCATCCTCTTCTACCGTAAAGGCAAATGATGATTCATAAAGTAAGCCTCTACGCATTAGTTCTGCGACATCTCTACCCGTAGAAGTGTTTGGTAATGTACCATCGTATCTTAAACCTCTTTCATCAACTGAAAGTTTTAAAGTACCACCTATGTTTCTATCTAAGATAGCGTTCATATCGTGGTTGTAAGTTAAGATTACATTGTCATCTAATCGACCATCAAAAGCTCCACGAGAAATAGTTTCGTAAAAACCTAAATCTCTACTTTCGTGTTCAAATAATGAAGCGTACCCACTAACATTGATTACGTCTGAACTTTCATCCATTCGTACCTCACAGTCAGTAGAGTAAACTCTAATTTCTTTATTATTCTTGTTCATCTTCATTAATGTTTTCGTTAAGTTCCTCTCTTGATGTAGATTCTCCTAATCGGTTTATAGGTAGCATATTAGATTGCATATAGTAATCCTCAGAAGCACCACCTACACTATTTAAGTCCTCAAGTTTTCTAACTTCGTCAGGGGACATAACACCAATATTAACTAAAGTTCTATAGTAATCAGCTCGCGCTTTAGAATCACCTCTAAGGATAGCTGTTAAATTAAATTTAAAGTATTCCGTACCTCTCTTCTTAAATGGAACGAGTTTAGCGTTCAATTCAGATTCAATACGCTTAATCCAAGGGGTAATGGTATGAACCACAAAATCTATCTGCTGTGCTTCAATATTCGAGTATGTGGCGTTTGAAAGGTCATTTACTAAATGATTCGGTACTCTAAATATGCGACAAATATCAGAGATTTGATATTGTCTACTCTCAATAAATTGAGCCTGATTATTTGGAATAGTTCTAGCTTGGAAATCCATTCCTTCTTCAAGGATAGCTGTTTTACCCGTGTTGCTTGTTCCTGAATAGTTGTTAGACCAAGACTCTCTAAGTCGTTTAGCTGTTTCAGGTTTAAGTGTTCCTGGGTGTTTAAGGATTCCTCCTAGTTGTGAGCCATTTTTAAAGTAAGCTCCAGCGTGTTTATCTAAAGCTAAAGCTATACCTAAAGTTTCAGCAGCCATTTGGATAGGAGATTTCCCTTGAATCCCGTTGGTTGATAAACCTTTTATATGTATCATATCAATTCCGTTCACTCTACCAACTTTAGGGTAGATGTTCTCAGAATCGCTTTGTTTTATTTCGTAATAAACTCCCCTTCCCTTCGGTGATATAAAAACATCTACATCATTACATTTGATTGGGTGAAGTCCAATAGGGAAACCTCCGTTGTTACGTTCAATATAAGCATAAGAGTTACCATCTAAACTTAAATCCACCATTATACGTTCAAAAAACATAAACGAGTTAAATAGTGGTGATGGTTGTTGGCTTATAAGAGCGTTTAAGGGGTTGTCAGACTTAACCTTCTTTTGATTATTTTCATCTCTCTCATAAAGCGAAATAGGAAGGGAAGCTATAGTTTCAGACAAAACTCTAACGCAAGACCATACGGCTGCGACTCTAAGAGCTTGTTCTTTAGACACTACCTCACCTGAAGCGTTCCCAAAAGCACTTCCTATAATCGTTTGACCATAGATGCTTCGTTGCTCTGTATCAGAGGACTTGTCTTTTCTTCTTAAAAAATCAAATATACCCAAATCTGTGTTTTTGTAAATAGTATTACACTAGTAAATAGTAAAAATAGCCTAAGTGTGAACTACTTTTCAACACTTTTTTTAATATTTTTTAAATGTTTGGCTAATTTCTTGTACACATAGCGAGTGCTAACACCATTAATTGTTGCTATTTCTTGTATTTTTAAGCCATATTCAAATCTGAGATATGGTATGTTATCTTCTATTTTAAGTAAGTTCTTCCATAATTCATCAGGAAGTTTATCGTAATCATCCGAAATAAGGGGTGTTTTAGGCTCTCTAAGGCGATAAGTGTTATGAAATGGACTCGTAGTACTTAAAACTTGATTGGTGACGATACGAGCTACAAAAAAGCGAAACTGATTTGTTTCGTACAAAGATTGTATAGTTTCCTCCATTTGAGATAGGAGAATTAAATTTATATCTTGAACTAAATCGTCAATTAAATGTAAATCTTTATTGTTAGCTAAAACGCTTACACAAATATCTCTAATTGTGGTTTGCTCTTGAGCTATTATTTCATTCTTAGATAAAGAATATTTCTTTTGAGTCATAACCTGAGTTTCCACCGTTCTTATTTTGCATAGCCTCGCTTAACCCCATTATGCAAGAAATTATACCATCTATTTTTTCGTTTGATTTGGATTTATCAGGCTTCACATTACCAGCAGCATCGTAAGTTAGCACGATATTAGACATCATCCATCTGAGTACGGGATTACCTCCGTGTCTTAATTTTCCACTAAGTATAAGCGATTCAAATTCTTTTGTAGCTGGACTCATAGTCTTGTAACCTTGTCCTACGGGAATCATCGGACAACCTTCTTCTGTAAGGTCAATTACAATCTGTGAAGCGTTCCACCTATCGTAAGCTATCATTTGAATGTCGTAAATTTCACTTAAATCTCTAATCTTTTGCTTAATGTAATTGTAATCACAAACATCGCCAGGGGTTAGGATAACGTGACCCTCTCTAGCCCACTTTGAATAATTTACCTTATCTCGCTCTGAGCGTTTGTGAGCGTTCTCTTCAGGTATAAAGTTATATGAAATAATATCGTAACCACCATCTTCATCAGGGAACATTAATGAAAGTGAAGTAACATCTCTAGTTGAAGCTAAATCTAATCCAGCGTAACAAGTTTTTCCTTTTAAATATCGCTCATTCACTAGACCATCACACTCCATCCATTTTTCGTCACTAATCCACCTAGATTCGTTGGCAACCCATTGATTTAGATGGAGTCTACGGAAGGTATTTTCGTATGAAGGCTCATTTTTTGCCTTTACAGCTTGTTGCTTCATATACTCTTCGGTGATGATAGTACCATAGCCTGGATTCGCTTTTCTCCAAACAGCCTCATCAAAAATATCATCATCCTTATCAGCCTCGTAAACAACACCTAAGAATGAATCATCCTCGATACTACCATCAATAAGTCGTTTAGCATAATCGTAAAGTTCTTTACAAATGTGGTCTTTTTGATGACCAGCTCCAGCTGTCGTAATCCCGAGGAGCAGCGGCTCTTTTCTAGCACCCATACTCGTGAGTAACACATCGTAGAGGTCACGATTCTTATGAGAGTGAATCTCATCCAATAAACAACAAGAGAGGTTTAGACCGTGCTTAGTGTCAGCATCAGCCGAGATTACCTTGTAGTATGAGCCATTTTTATCAAAAGTGATAGAGTCACGATAAGTGTTTCCTCTACTAATAAGCTGAGGTTCTTGAATAACCATTTGCTTGGCTATAGAAAAAGATAACCTAGCTTGCTCTTTATCTGCTGCTGCCGAAACAATCTCAGCACCTTTCTCTCCATCTGAGAAAAGCATATAGAGAGCTACACCTACCATTAAATTAGTCTTTCCGTTCTTACGAGGGATAAAAACGAAACATTGGCGAAACTTCCTTAAATTAGTTTTCTTTGACTTCCAACCAAAAAGAGGTTTAATGATGTCATCCTTTTGCCAATCCTCAAGGATAAACCTTTGACCAGCTAAATCACCTTTTACGTGCTGACAAAACATCTCGATAAAATCCACAGCCCTATTAGCCGATTTTTCATCGTAATACCAAATATCGGTATTTATGTTTTTAAGATTATTCATCGTTGTTAAAGAAATTCTCTATTTTAATATCAGGAGTACCAGCGTGACTCTCTATTGCGTTTACCTTAGCTCGACTCGATGGAGTTAGACCAAATTCTTTAAGCATCTGAAAGACTCTAACGAAAGATTGATTAGCTATTTGCACTTCAGGTCGTAGAATAGACTTAGTGTGACCCTCTCTTGACGTTACGTCTTGAGTTGGACCTAAAGTATTCACAACCTCTTTAGCTTGTTTATATTCGCTGTAAGCATCACATAGCAACTCTAGTGCCATAGAATCAGCTTGAGTCAGTACGGACATATCGTGTAGCAACGTACCTAATTCGACAAAAGCCTTTTGCCCCGTTTCACTCAACCAAGTTGGTGTAGGAGGGATAAGGGAAGGGAGTTGTGGTTCTTGCTGATTTGTTCTATCTGAACGTAAAGTTCCTCGCTGTCTTTTTATTTCTGTTGGTAAGCGTTTAGTCATAATCTTCCAAATATACAAAAAATTATTTAATAAGAAAGAAAGAAAGTAACATAAAGAAAGAAAGAATAATATACTCTCTTTATCCTTATCCTTATCTTTATCCTAGTAGACCCCATCTTGACCCCATTTAGACCTCAATTAGACCCCATTTAGACCTCTAAAGCCATATCGTCTGAGTATCAGCGAGTTACGTGATATAGTATGCGGTGCATAATATAATATTAGGTGATATTACCTATAGAATTAACTTTATCCCTTAAAAACAAAAAAAAGCATAAATCTTTTGGTTATTAACAAATGTTTAATATATTTGTACCAGAATTAAGAACCTAAACCTAGAAATTATGACTACGCAAGAAATTTTAAAAGCAAGTTCTAAAGAATTAAAAGCTCGCTATGCTACTTTAAAAATATTTTTTAATTCTAAAAACTATAAAGATTTTAAATATAAAATTATACAAGAAGCTCAAAGTATCAATGAAGAATTAATAAATCGAGGCGACTTATATAAAAATTAAGAGAGCAAGCCACTTGAACGCTGCATCCAAGTCCCCGATTGTATCAACCTATTTGTTTTAGTGAATAAAAGGTAATACGGAATCACCCTGGTCGGGGCAAACATACGAGAGTACCAAGCGTGAGTTGGGCATACAGTGAAAAGTCCTAGTAAGTAAAATCGCTAGGCAAGAAATCCTAAGCTGGGGAGCTTAGGTGAAGTCAAGCGTTGAAAGTAGAGGGTGGTGGGAACTTACCCTCTATCTCAACCAACTAAAACAAGAGATATGAAAGCAGAGAATATAGAGTTAAATCACAAGTTTGAGGTGTCTAAGTTTTTACAGAATTGTATATCTCGTGGGCAAGCAAGTGCAACTCAAGGAATGACTGATTATGGTTTTGAACGATTACATAATGAGTTATCGGAATTAATTAACCAGCGAGTGATAGAGGAGTTGGAAAATTTAGAATTAAAGTTTGAGAACTACCTTAACAATAAAGGAGATAGACCTCACGAGGTTGGAACTAAAGGGTTTAGTTACGCTTGGGAATTAGCTAACGACTATTCTAAAAACAGAATCAACCAACTAAAACAAGAGTAAGATTAAAGAAGGGATAAAGAAGGGATAAAGAAGGTATAATATCGCATATCGGAATATGGAATAAAGCTCATTAATGTCCTGAATGTAGCTCATAATCAAGACAATTTGAGCCACAACGAAGGTAAATATAATCTTTATCTACCCTCGTATTATTAACGAAGGTAAATTGAGCCGAATAGAAAGACTAATTGACTCAGAACTAAAACAAAACTAAGAAGGATGACTAACAACGAGTGGATTTTATTTATCAGCATCGAATCAATTTTAATATTCCTGATTATATTCGGAAAAGAAAAACCTAAACTATGAGTTTTATTAGAAGAAGATGTACTGTAATACACGAAACAGAGAAAGCGTTTATAGTAAAACTAAAATCTATTAATAATGTTTGTATTCCAAAATCTTTATGTTTGATTAGTAGTAAAGAGCCAAATAGAATGACTGGGTACGAACAGCAAGTTATAGATATAAAAGAGTGGTTCTACAATAAAGAAATAAAACCTAAATTATGAAAAACAAATTAACCTACGACAGCTACGAGCTGGAAGAAAAAGATTTAACTATCTTCTATTACGAAGATGGTGATGACGAGTGTAAAGAATTTACTTTAGTAGATTTTGTTCCCCAGGATTATTACGTTGGAGTTAGATATGGTATAGAGGATTACGAACTTCACGATTACTCTCCTAAAGATTGGTTCGATGAATTTGTGTCTTACAAAGATTTGTGTAAACTAGTTAAAGATTACGAAGATGGAAGAGATGTCTAAGTTTGCTATGATTCTATTCGCTTGTGTTCTATTCGTTCTTGGATATATTATCGGGCAAGTAGACGAGTAGGGGGTACCCCTTTTTCCCCTTTATTACTGACAGGGTGTACAGAAAGG